CATGAACAAGATAGGGTTGATTATCAAGATAAACTTGAGCAGGCTGAAACATTTAGAAATACAAGTGAGATTGTAGACGATGCCGGTAATGTTGTTCAGGTGAATAAAGCATCACCGATTAGAAATTCGGTTAATACATTTTTAGCATTTGAAGATCCAGATACGGGATTGAATTACGAAAGACCAGATCAATATGTGTCGGTTAATAAAAAATCTTATATGTATCACGGTGGAGAAATTCGAGATAAAGTTTTAGATAGAGAGATAAAGGAACTTATTTAAAATGTCACAACAACAGACTAAATTAAGTGATAAAGATTTTAAACTTCTGAAAAGAGAAGAGATGACGGTTTTGGGAGAAAGTGGTCCTTTACATCCAGAGTTTGGTAATAATGTAGATGATTTTGTAAAGTTCCATGTATATGATTTAAATGATACATATCTAAAATCTGGTATAAGTGAAGATTTTAATAATACTGACGATACTATACAATTAAAACCAGGTAATGATTTAAGAAAGATTGGTTTTACTCGTGGTGATTATAAAGTTAAGTATTTCTTTTATAGAAGAGTGGCGGGGGCAGATGAAGCTGTTCTGACCAAAACAGATGGTGGTGAAACTGGAATAATTCATAGTGGTAATCCTCAACTTACTGGATTACCAATGGGTGAATTTTATGTAGACGAAGATGGTAAAGTATTTCAAGGAGAAAAACCACCTGTAAGTGGTCAACCGAGTGAGCTTGATATAAAGGAATATAAATTTTTTATTGATGAAATATCTGCAGATAGGAAAGAAGTAAGACTCGCCACTCAGATGATTAATTTAGATAAATATAAAAATGAATTTAGTAGTTTATCAGATGAATTTGGAAGTTATACTTCAGTAAAGGAAATTAGTTTTGCCTTGGTGGGTGGTGGATTACAAGGAATGGGAAAATTTGGTGGAATAAATAGTACGGGATTTCAAATAGATAATAAGGCACCTACAGATTCTGGATTTAAACAAAAATATTTAGGTGGAACTCTTGAAGTTACAAACGCATTTACTGTAGGATATACCGACCATACAAATACAAATGAAAATGATGCTTGGTCATTGGAAGATCCAATCCCCGAGGCAGATTTACGAGTTTATGTGATAGGACCCCCTGAATGGACCGAATGGTTAGGTACTAATGTAATATATAGTGTTAGTAATAAAATGGGTTCTGCTATTGCACCACAGGATGCAGTTCCGAATATATATGACCCTGAAAATTATGTAAATTTATTTGGAGATTTATTGGCAGCGTGGAATGTGATGTCAAATAACGATACTACAAATGCTACTGGATGGTGGGCTACTACTCATGGAGTTACGGATAAAGCATCGTTTGGACAAAAACATTGGGATTTATATGGAAAAAATGAATCTGGTAGACGAAAAAGATTATATAGTCATAGAAATGGTGTGAAATATTATTGGGAGTTTGGGTGTGGTCATACAGAGATTACTGATATTCCAGTTGCAACACATACATATGACGTAAGTCCTTCTGAAATAAAAAACTTTATACCTTCAGTAACAATAATGACTCCAAATTTTACTTATACTCCAGATACTTTATTGGATAGACAAAATAGAACACTCAACAAAGTAACGGTAGGACCATTTATAGAACCACCAGATCCAGTACCACCTACAAGTCCTTGGGATGGCCGTATTGTAAAAAATACTCAGTCCGCACTGTATTATATACAAAGTGGACATAAACGGTATATTGGAGATATGGAAGAAGCCTGGCAGTTATCAGTAATAACAGGTCAATATGTGGGAGAACATACTTTATGGAATCCAGAGACAGAGGTACTCGATACTATTGCTGAATCCATAGATTATGGGATGGAGCTACCAAATGATGTTGTTGATGCTATTCCAGATGGTCCTCCTATAGAACTTACTGGAGAATATGGAATAACTAATCCAAATACATTAAATTTACTTATAATTGATGGAAATTTAGTAGGGACTACCACCACAGGAGATTCAGGAGATGATGATTCTGGAGGTGATACATCACAACAATATTCTATAATAACTCAAAAGGGAACGGGAGAGGGAACTACTACAGGCGATGGTACTTTTGATGAGGGTGCAACTGTTGTTATTACTGCAAACCCAGCTACTAATTATGAGTTTGTAGATTGGACAGATCCAGGTGGAGTTGTTACTAATGTAAATGCTGCAGCTACAACGATAGTGGTAAGTCAGGGTGCAACTGTTACTGCAAATTTTGCAGGTTTGCCAATGTATACTTTAACGGTTGTTGCAGGAACTCATGGCCAAGTGAGAATAGATGGAAGTTCTGCTGGATCATCGAGGACTATAACAGCGGGAGAAGGAACATCACATTCTATAATAGTTGTTCCAGATGACTACTACAGAATAAACACTTGGGGTGAAGATGCAGGCCCAACTGGTTTGAACTGGCCCGCACCAATGCCAATGAGTCAGACTGTTACAATGGGTGGTGAAGATATAAATATAAGTGTAACTTTTACACTACAAACATAATGAAAAATCGAATAATATATTGGGGTGGTAATGAAAACACAATAATACCACGAATGGGTGCCTGTGGTGAAGGTGTAGATGTAGATCCAGCAAGTGGTGCTGGTGGAAGTGGTGGCGGTGCACAGAGTCCTGCGGCATCAGCATCAGCCCCAGATGCCCCAAGTTTATTTGATAAACTCAAAGGGTTATTACCAGCATTAGCACTTGGAGCATTGGTACTTGCATCAATCGCGGGTGTCGCTTTTATGTTAAAGAAAAAACGTGGTGGTGATGGAACAGGAGCTGGAACAGGAGCTGGAAGAGGAACTGGTGGTGCACCGAATGGTTCACCAAGTGGAAATCCACCTCCCGTTACACCTTCACCATTTACGGATGCATCTGGAAATACTTGGAAGTGGAATCCAGATCCACCTCCTGGAAAATGGGAATTAGACGGAGCACTTCCTGATTGGGATGATGATAAATCTGATGAAGAAAATTATTCAGCTCTTGGATTAGATGTTCAAGGTGCAACCACAACAAATACTTCTGAAAATGCAGGTGATGATGGATTTAACGAAAATGGATTACCAATACCTCCAGATTTTATAGGACAACAAATAACAGATGAAGATGGAAACCTTTGGGTGTATAAAGATCCACCTGGAGCTTGGATTAACTTTGGAGATACAGAGGCACAATATACAACGAGTGGTGACGGTCAATCACCAATTTATGAATCATATTTTTCAAAGATAGTTGGTGTTACTAATAGTAAAGAGTTAATTCTTGAAGATAGCTGGCAAGGACAAGGCCAAAAAGTTGGGAATTTGAGTAATTATGAGCCATTTTATCCAGGATGGAATATTATTTATCCTACCAATCCAAAAGATTTATACACTTATTTACAGTTTGATAACGATAAAACAAATCTTGTAGTCAATTTTAAAAAAGATGATGTAAAATATCAAGAATATCCATATTCAGTAGTTTATAAATTATATGAACCACTATCCCCCGGCATATCAGAGGGAGATTTAACTTATGTGGTAAAGGAGATGGTCCCACCATACACGGAAAAGGTGCAGTTGGTAGATTTTGTAGAGGAAGATATAGACGCCGTAGTTTTAAGAAATCCAAACTGGAATCAACAATCGGCGGCGGATAGTTATTATGTTGAACGAGATACAAAATTTAAAAATTATAATGAGTTAGTTTCAAGTGATGCAAATATAAAAGAAGCTATAGAAAATGAAATACTAAGTGGTAGTTTTATGGAAAGCATAGAACTTACTGGAATAGACTATAGACAATGGGATAACTTTATTCATTTTAGTTCTATTGAAGATAGATTGGTAAACTTTAAACGGAAATTAGCAAAGGTAGAATTATATGAAGCTCAAAGTGATACACTGACTGGTATTTCTGGTTCATTAACTTATGCTCAAACTTCAAGTTTAGCAATGAAAGTTAGAAAGATAAAGAATGAATTTACACCATTTGAAACTTATATGTATTTTCAAAGTTCTTCTTATATTTCAAGTTCTATTGGTGTGTTTAATAATAATGCATGGCCTAAATCTGGTGGAACAGGAACTAAATTAAATCCTTATATTTCATACCCAACCACGGCATCAGAAGCGACGACTTGGTACGATGAACAAATAACTTCTGCGTCTTTATACGATAGAAAAAATAGAAATAGATTATTATCTAATTTACCAGACCATATAATAAATGAAAGTGCAAATGCACCATTTCATACCTTTATTAATATGACGGGAGAACATTTTGATGGGATTTGGACATACATAAATGAAATTCCGCAAATTTATGATAGACGACAAAAATTAACAGAAGGTTTATCAAGAGATTTAATATATGCAGTTGGAACTTCACTTGGATTTTATTTAAATGATGGTAAAGATTTAGTAGATTTACCTGGATATGTTCTCGGCCAAGAAGCATCAGGGTCAGATGTAAATACTTTTACACAATATTCTTCTACTCCAGGACGAGAAATTTCAAGAGAAATTTGGAAACGATTGATAAATAATATGCCATTTTTTCTCAAAACAAAAGGAACTCTTCGTTCTTTTCAGGGGTTAATAAATTGTTATGGCATACCATCTACAATTTTAAGAGTTAAAGAATACGGAGGTCCAGATCCAAGTCCAGACGATAAACCATCATATTTTATAGATAGAAATTTTACTAAGGCGGTAGATTTCAAAGCTGGTCAATACATTCAGACAACTTGGGCAAATGATACCAATAGTGGAAGAAAACCAGATACAATAGAATTTAGATTTAAAGCAGCGAGCGGTTCTAATCAAACTTTATTTCAAGCAGGAACAACTCATGGTTTCGCTATAAGATTAAAAGATAATGGTTCATCAGATAATTATGGGTCTGTTTCGTTTGTATTGAACGCATCTGCAGGAACTTCCGCCGAACTTACATCAGATTCTTTACCAATTTATGATGGTGAGTTTTATTCTGTAATGTTAACTCGTGTATCTGCTAGTGGAGTTCAGTTAGCAGCAGATACCACTTCACAGGTTATTAATTATGGATTATATGTTAAGAAGTATGATGAGGGTAGAAGTAAGATTTATTTGGAATCTTATACATCAATGTCTATCGATGGGGCAACAAGTTCATCGTGGAACAGTTCGTTTGTAGGAAATGAAACCGCGTACATTGGTGGTAAATCAAGTGATGATTTTGGTAATCAATTAAGTGGTTCTATGATGGAATTTCGTTATTGGAGTACAGCATTAAATTCTGGTTCATTTGATAATCATGTAAGGGCCCCAAAATCATTTGCTGGAAATCATGCATCTGCATCATGGACAGATTTGGTATTACGATATTCGTTTGATGATGATATAAATTTTGATGAATCTACTTCAATTCGTGATACAAGTGCAGACCAATCTTATACTCAAGCGGGGACTGCAGTTGGATACACATTGGGTAATAGACCGCATTTTGGTTCAGTAGTAGATGAAGAACAAATGTTAATTCCAAATATTGGCCCGAGTAGGAGAGTTTCAAATAAAATTAGGTTAGAAGATAGTAAATTATCGTTTGGTGGTTTGTCCGTTGATAAGAGATCCGAACTTAGTGCATTTGATACAGCCACATTGGATTCAAATAAATTAGGGATATATTTTTCACCAACAAATGTCATAGATGAAGATATAATTCGTTCTGTGGCAAATTTAGATTTTGACCAATACATTGGAGATCCACGTGACCAATATAAACGTAGATATAGAACATTAGAAGATGTTGCAACAACTTATTGGCAAAAATATGATTCTCCAAATAATTTTTGGGATTATATAAGATTAATACGATATTATGATAGTTCACTTTTTGAACAATTAAGAAAATTTGTTCCAGCAAGAGCCCGTGCAAGTGTTGGATTGTTGATTGAACCAAATATACTTGAAAGGAAAAAAGAAGTTGTAGGAAAACAACCTACTTTTGAAGATTTGGTGATTAGAGGTAATGTTCCTATGTATGTACAATCTGCATCAGCAGAGACACTCCCACTTTCTGCATCAATAGCCAGTCATTTACCAATAGTAAGTGGTTCATATCCAACTTATGAGGGATCTGCAAGTTTATTTGATACTCTGGAATTAAGTGGTTCTTATGATTATTATGAAGGTGAAACAACTTCTTCAATGTGGAGAGAATCTTTATATATTCTTTCATCATCTACCGCAGGATGGGGTGGTGGTGAAGAAATATGGGGTGATGCTAAAATAACAATAGGTGGTCCTGAAAAGATATTTAGAGAAGCATTACAGCCAAATATATCATCTTCAGTACTTTCCGAACATAATTACGAATATAGATTTTTCTATTCCTCCGCGGGAAATGCAGCATTAGATCACGGATATGTTTGGGATACAGAACGTAGAAATTATTCTTCTCGGTCATTACATAGAAGTGAAGTTCAAAGTGTTGGATATGATAATTCGTACTTTAGATTAGCTTATGGTGGGAGTGTACAGACAAAAAAGAGTACATTAGATTTGGAAAATCCAGTTTCTATAGTAATAACTTCACCAACTACTCTTGTAACACAGGAACCTGGGGAATCTAAACTGAAAGTCAAATAAAACTAACAAAAATTAAAGTTTGATATATTTATAAGTGAGAAAGTTTTATTCACAATCAGATATTGAACTCCGTTCAAAAACAAAAAATACCTTTATTTAGGAGACAAAAATGGGATTTCTTAATAATACAACTATCACGATAGATGCAGTTCTTACCAAGAGAGGTAGAGAACTTTTAGCTCGTGGTAGAAACGAATTCGCAGTAACAAAATTCGCATTAGCAGACGATGAAATAGATTATCGTCTTTGGGATACATCACATCCTAATGGTACTAACTATTACGGAGCAGTGATTGAAAATATGCCTCTATTAGAACCAGTGTCAGATGAAACACAGGCATTAAAATATAAACTTGTAACTTTACCGAAAACAACTTCAAGATTACCTATTCTTGATGTTGCGGTAGCTACTTTATCTTTCACTCAGGGTGGTGGGAATGGTGAAATACTTGCACCTGGAACATTAAACTCCACTGATGCAGAACAAGGATATACTTTTATCTTACATGATACTACGGTAGCAACATTACAAGTAGCACAAGCATCACCAAGTCCGTCAGCTCCATTAATTCCTATTACTTTAAGTGATGAAGAATTGACACAAAGTCAGAATGTAAGTGGATTAACTGTAAGAGTACTTCCACAAGTATTTACAAGTCCAGCTCAAAAATCTACTCAACTTACAATTGTGGGTAATCAAACTGGAGCAACGACTACTGTGAGTGTAAAGGTTAATAAGACTAACCTTGGAAGTCCATCATCAGGAATGAGTAGTGTTTAATATGGAAAAATTTATAGAAGGAGATAGAAATGGCATTATCAGGAGCATTTAAATTATTTGACACCGACAATGATGTAGTAAAGAATATTAAATCTACTATATCATCAGGTCTTTGGAGTGGAGGGGTAGGTACACTTACTTCGTTCTTCACCCAATCCGCACAAAGTGCAAGTTCGGGTGATTATTATTATGATATTTATAAAACAAGTCCATTAACTGATAGTGAAGCAGAAGTTCAGTTTTCTGTGACTTATGGTCATATACATGGTAGTGGTTCAATGGGTACAAAAGGTGCAGCAACAGGAAATAGATCAACTGCGGCAATTCACGCACAACTTGTTAATATGTTATTAGGTCCAAATGTAGAGAGATTTACATATGCCGGAGACAACACTTCAGATCATTTTTACGCTATTTCATTTAAACGAGCAAGAATGAGAGAAAAAGTTGATCCTGGAAATTGGGAACTTCAGTTAAGTGGAAGTGCAATGAAATTAATTGACGATAGTGGTGCAACTGATAATCCAACATCAGGTATTGGTGGTAGAGTTTTTAATATTGTTAGTGGTTCAATAGCAAGTGGAACTACAGTAACAAAAACAGCAGCAGCATCACAGGCTGGTGGTGGTATTGGATTATTTTATCCAGATGTAGGATTAATTCTGTTGAATGGTAATCAAGTAGATAGTTTAGTGGGAGATATAACTTCAATTACATCTTCTAATACACTCGGTGGTAATGTACCACAATTTTTTGATTCAATGGTCTTGGGTGCTAAATTCCAAGCACGTAGAGAAGAACGACTTTCTTCTACTCATTTTTTCTGTAGAGCAGGAAATAAAGAATTTAATTTCAGTAACAATCCAACATTCTTTACATCGTCTGATGGTGCATTTACACAGGCAACATTCTTTAAAGATCCAAAAACTTATATTACAACTGTTGGTCTTTTCAATAATTCAAATGAATTATTAGCAGTTGCAAAACTAAGTCAACCTGTACTTAAATCTTATTCGAGAGAAGCTCTTATCAAAGTTAAGCTTGACTTTTAATTGATAGGGGGCAAACTTTATGTTAAGAGATGTCAGTCCACAAGACGTTTCCATAGATCCATTTAAGACATATAAAAAGTTTCAATTTACTAATGTCGATAGTGGAAGTGGTGTATTTGGTTTAAGGGGAATTAGTGGAAGTTTTCATAATTTCCTATCTGGTTCTGCTGCGTCCCAAAGCTTTGGAATATATAACTCCTTTTCTGCAAGCTTAGGGTTAAATCCGTATAGTCTTGGAACTTATTATTCTTTACCATTATATTATACTATAAACAATCTTTACTATGAAAGATTTAGTAAAAATCCAAAACTTCCTAAATCATCTGGAAGAAAAGAACCATTTCTAAGTTATGGTCCAACAAATACAAATAAACAATATAGACTTTTACATGATTCGTGTTCTGTAATATCAGTTCCACAAGAGCTTTTTGGTGAAGAAATAAAACCAGGTTCGGTAACTTTATCAGATAATAGTACTAATGTAACTTTTGATATTCGTGATGACGGTGATGGTAATCTTTATGATTATAATTATTCATCAAGTTTTGCGGCATTTAAAAGTAGTAGTTGGGATAATTCAGAGTGGACTGCACAAGGTAGTGGAAGTGCAATAGGAAACGTATTTTATGATACAGGAATGTTGGTTTTCACAGATACGGGTTCCTATAAAGATGTAGGACTTGGAACTGGAACAGATGGATTTGAACTAGATTATAGATCAACTCATACAATTTATCAACATGAATATACAGTTATAGCACCAGCAGGTCAGTTTAATACATCAAGAAATATAAGTCTTACTCATGAACGTAGTGGAAGTATTACCGTTGTAGATGGAACAGATCCCCGTTATTATTTTCCACCTGGAGACAATCCAAATGGTGGTCCAAATTCAACTGGTTCATTTGCAACATTTTACAATGCAACCCAATTCGTAGAAAATTTTGTTACTCATTCACAGTTTGCACCTTATATAACTACTATTGGTTTATATAATGATAATAATGAGTTATTAATTGTAGGTAGAACATCAAGTCCTATCAGAAATGATCCAGAGATGGATATATCTTTTGTTTTAAGATTTGATGTATAATTTCGCCATATATATTATATTTATTAGTATAATAAAAACAATATAATAAGGAGAATATACTCATGGACAGCCAGGCACAAGGTCTTGTCGAGGGTTTGATAGGACAATATGGTTGGTTATTTTTAGCAGGAGTGGTGACACTCATCTTTCAAAACACCATAAGAGAAGCAGTAGATGGTTTTATGATCTTTTTAGGTAATGACTACAACGAAGATGATGTTGTAGAAGTTGATGGTGAACCTGGTCGTATAGTAAGAGTCAGTATGTGGAAAACTGTATTTTTTATCTATCATATAGTAGGTGGTAAAATAGTAGGTGGTTCTAAATTAGTGGTTGCAAATTCTAAATTAAAAGACCTAAAAATCGAAAAACCTTTGGCAAATCTTGATTTAACTAAATATGAAAAATAAGTAACTTTGATATTTATAATAGTAGAGTAACGCTATCGGAGAGAAAAATGAGAAAATTATTAATTGGAATACTTTTATCTACTTCATTATTTAGTCAAGGATTAGAAGGAGCCTTTTCCAACTTTTTTAAGTATTCCACAGTATATGCCGGATTTAATTTAACTTCCCCAAAATGGGAAGATGATAGATATTCACTTTCAATGATTGATCCTGAAACAGGTGGGGAAAATTGGTTAAGTGGTGAATTATCTGTACATAAAGAAGAAAGAGATTTAGAACCAGATTTTGATATAGCATTTGGTATAAGAAAAATAGCAAGATTTCATTACGAACCAAAACGAGGTGTAAAAAACGCTGGTGTTGGTGGAGATTGGTATAAAGGAAATGGTCAATCAAATCCTAATGAGGCTGCAACTATTGGTAGAGTAAAAGGATTTGAGTATCTTGTAAAGTATTCTGAAAATCGTAGATGGGATGAAGAATTTAAATCACAAGAATATCAATTGAGATATCTTGGTGATTGGTTTATATTTAAAGTTAAATACCAAGATATGGAAATGGAAGATTTAAGATATGGTCAAGGTGATTTAAGACTACGGAAAGAATTTGAAACTGATTTTGGAAGTTTTAATATTTCATTTGGTGTTGGAGCAA